CGCTAGAAATAAAACAGTTCACTCTTAGATTACACAATAATAACGTAAACTTTTCAACTGGAAACTCAAACTTTACACTTCTATCTGCTGGTGATAAAATAGTTCAGGCAAGCACTGGCGCACGGGCATACGTTATGGCTTCTAACACAGCAGGGGAACTTATCAAAGTCACTCAACTTGCTAACAACACCTACGAAACCTCAGTGAGAGTATGGCAAGAGTTAGGTACGATTGCAAACTTTGCTAATAATGCAGCAGTTCAAATAGAAACTTATGCTGGATCATATACACAAGGTGGTTCTTCGAGAGATACTAGAACAAAAACTAATGATGGAACTGCAACACTTGTGTTATTAACAAATAATGGAACGCTTGGTGATAATGCGGTAATCACTCCTACAATTGGAGCAAATGGATCTGTTGTTTCTGTAAAGGTGTCTGACTCAGGATTTAATTATGAAGATGGAGAAACTGTAACGATTGCTTCATCTGGTCGTGCGTTGGCAGAAGAATCAACTGGCGTCGTTACACTATCAGGTGCTGCAAACTCAGAAGGATATTATTCTTCTTCAAAGAGTCACTTGTCTACTTCTCGCGGTATAATACAAGACAGTAGATTCTATCAAGAGTTCTCATATGAAATTATAGCACCTGTTGCTTTGGCACGATATAGAGATATCGCACTTAAACTTGTTCACCCTGCAGGTCAAGCACTGTTCGGTAAATACAGATTACAATCTAACGTATTTTTAAATGTTGCTACAGTAAGCGAAAGTAAGAGAAGAGAGAAAGCAAATGGAACAATTGCTGTGGCGCAAAACAGTTTCAATATAACAGGAACTGGCACTTCATTGACATCACATTATGCTAATGGTGGCGAAATAATTATTGCTATCGCCCCATCTACTTTCTATACGATGAGACTAAATAAGGTAACGAATACAACTTTTGCAAATACCACTACAGCGTGGTCAAATTCAAACATTACTACTGCCAATTTGTACTATACAACTTCGGCAAGTAGTGCTAATATTTACTATCAGGTCACATAATGACAACAGTTTATAGATACCCTACAAAAGAATTGTCAATCAATAATGCTGAGGCATTTATTGAAGATGCTACCATCGCTTCTGGTGATTTCAATGATGACACCAGCACTGTAAAAAACTCTACTATACTTTATGTTGGTATAGGTAGAACAGAAAATTGGACAAACGAACCAAATCCAGACTTTGTTGAAGAAAATACACAAAGTTTAAACTACCAAACGCATCGAGAAATGTTTGGTGCTAAAAAAGTTGGAACAACTGATATATGTTCTGTAACTACTCGTTACAACTGGACGTCAGGAACAGTTTATTCAATGTGGCGCGATACTGATGAAGATCATTATGATCGTGCATGGTATGTCCTTACAGACCAACTCAACGTCTACATATGCCTCTTTAATAATAAAGGTGTTACTTCTACGGTTAAACCGACAGGATTCTCTACGCTTGCGTTTGAGACCTCTGATGGGTATGTTTGGAAGTATATGTACACTATTCCTCTTGGATTAGCAAATAAGTTCCTAACATCTTCATATATGCCTGTTAGAAAACTTACAACAACCGACGGAACTGCTGAGGTAGACCGACAATTAGCAGTTCAAAATGCATCAGTAAATGGCGCGATTGAGATTGTTGAGACGGTAAATGTCGGTTCAGGATATGAAACAGTGGCGAATGGTGTGGTAAGTGCTGGTGGTAAGATATCACTTTCCTTATCGACTGCTGCTGCAACAGGAGCATCTTCTATAGATAACTTTTACAATGGTTCATCGATTTACATATCAAGTGGAACAGGTTCTGGTCAGTTGCGTAGAATCATTGATTATAGCGGTTCAACAAGAACATTGACTGTTAACACTGCCTTTGCTACAACACCGAATACTGATTCACGTGTTGTTATTTCACCAACTCTTACGATTGTCGGTGATGGTTCTGGTGCAAAGGCATATTGTACTGTAAATACTTCTATTGGTTCTGTTTCTGGCATCAGTGTAATATCAAGGGGATCAGGATTTACGACTGCTAGAGCATATATTACTGCTAACTCTATTCATGGTTCAGGAGCAACTGCTAATGCAGTCATGACATTCCCTGGAGGTCATGGAAGAAATCCTGTTCGTGAACTTGGATCAGACAAAGTTATGATCAATGTTCAGTTAGATGATAATTTAGGAACATCGGTAAACGGTAAAGGTTACATTCCTTCAAACACTGAGTTTAGAACAATTAGCGTATTTAAAAATCCTATGTTGAAGGTTGATTCAGCAAACGCACCAATCGCAGTAGAAAAGGTTGCTAACACATCAAACGCACCAACAACATTAAGAATGTCAACCAAACTAAAAGTTGCATATTCACAAATGGATGGTTCTACTCCAGTTAATGCTTTTGCAGTTAATGATGTAATTACAAATAAACGATTATTAGATGTAGCAAAATCAGGCGCACTAGAGTTTGTTACAGAATTAGGACCAAGTGAAAGAAATACTGCTGGTCTTACTAATGCTTTACGTGCAGCAAATGCAACGGTAACATTTATTCGTGATGCAGAGGATGAGACTGATAATTCTATCTATTCTATGTATATAAATAATGTAGAAAGTTATAATGGATATGCAGCATTTTTAGATAATGACGTTATACTTAAAAGCACAGGTGAGACAGAAATAGCAACAATATCAGATGTGCAAGGTCCAGAAGCAAATACTTATTCTGGTGAAATACTTTACACCGAAAATGTTCAGGCAGTATTGCGAGATCCTGATCAAGTTGAAGATATAAAAATCATATTAGATTTCTAAAGGTAAAATAAATGAGCATTGAAACAAATCTCAATCAAAGTCCATATTTCGATGATTTCGATGAAGATAAGAATTTTCATCGAGTTTTGTTCAGGCCAGGATTTGCAGTTCAAGCAAGAGAACTGACGCAACTCCAGTCTATACTACAAAACCAATTAGGTAGACTTGCTGACGAAGTTTACATCGATGGCATTATAGTTACTGGCGGTGGACTTACGACTCAAGAAATAGCATATGTCAAATTGAGAGACAAAGATGCTAACAATCGTGTTATAGCAATATCAGACTTTTTCTCTGATAGTGGTAATACAAAGATTGCGAATGCAGTAATCACTGGTGTTACCAGTGGCGTTACTGGTAAACTTGTATTTGCTACCACTGGTTCTGAGGCAGCAGCACCTGATAATTTCACACTTCATGTTCATTATACTAATTCTGGAACGAACAGCACAACTAAAGAGTTTGCTGATGGTGAAACACTTATATTACGCCAATCATCTGACAACGCATTCATAGTTGCAGCAAACGCAATATCTTCTAGTGCAACTGGTTTCGGTCTAAAGGCAAACATTCAAGATGGTATTCTATACCATAAAGAAAACTTCGTTAGCTTTGCTGATCAAAGTATCATCGTAAGTAAGTTTGATCCGCAACCAAATGCTTATATTGGTTTTACTACATCAGAATCAATTATAGATTCTAATGCTGATCAAACATTGCTAGACAACGCAACTGGCGCAACTAACTTCACCGCTCCAGGTGCTAATCGTTTAAAGATTGATCCAGTTCTTACTGTTAAGTCTTTCGGTTTTGCTAACACTGCTTCGTTTTTCCGTGTTGCGGAAATTATAGATGGACAAACTATTGAACGTCCACTAGATAGAAATCTTTCTACACTTGGTAAGTTTGTTGCTGAGAGAGTGTATGACTCTAGCGGTAACTTTGCCATTGAACCATTTAATATTCGTGTTCGTGAGCATTTGAAGAAAACAGACTCACTTGGTAGATATACTGTTGCAGAAAACGGTGACTCAAATAAACTTGTTGCTGAAATTGAAACTGGTTCTGCTTATGTTCATGGAGAAAAAATACGACTTACTACTCCGATATTCTTAGACGTAGACAAAGCAACTGACTTTGATACTTCTGATGCTGTAGTAGTTGGTCAACAGTTTGGTAACTATGTAAATGTTAAAGAGGTTGTTGGTACTTGGGACTTTCAAGGATTACGAACAGTTTCTTTACGATCTACCACACAAGGTGGTATATCTGGTGAAAACTTAGGTGCACAAGCTGTAAGAGGTACTGAAATCGGTACTGCTAGGATTCGTGGTTTCCAATATGACTCTGGAACTCCAGGGACTTACAACGCAAGATTTAGAATATACTTGTTTGATGTTCAAATGAATAGTGGCAAGTCATTCTCATCTGTTCGTAGTTTATATGTCAATAATGCTGCTGGTCCAAAGTCTATGGCAGATATCGTTTTAGAAACAAACGGTAGTGCTAAGATCCAAGAACCAAATCTAAACACCATGGTGTTCCCAACAGGAATAACAGCAGTTAAAAAATATGCCGACTCTGCTGGTACTAATGATACACAGTTTGTATATCGTACAGAAAAAACAGTAAACTTTACAACTGCTGGTGCTGCTACTGTAACTGCTAACACTGCTCATGCAGGTGCTACGGAAACGATGAATGAAACTGGTTCTCCGTTATCGAATACTGAAGAACGAAATATTATTGTAGTCGCAAGGGAAACAGTATCTACTGTTCCTCATAGTGGTACAGTTACTCAGTCTGGAAATACCGTAACAGGTTCATCAACGGTATTTACAACAGCATATCAAGTTGGTGACTTCATTAAAGTTGGTGGTCTTGATCCAATGCGTATTACTGAGATCACCAGTGACACAGTAATCAAAACAGCAAATACTGCAACTCAAGGTTCTGCTGCTGCTCATGCAACAACATTCCCTATTGGTTATATCTTTGATACAACTGCAAACGGAACGATTACCTCTACTTCAAGTTCGCATACGATTAACTTGCAGCAAGCAAACCTTGCTTCAACTTTTTCTGCTTCAGTGTACTTCAATAGACTTAGAAGTGCTGCAGTTCCAACAAGTAAAACTGTAAACAAAAACAAGTTCGTTCACCTTAATACTGGATCACATAGCGCAAGCAAAAATGGTCCATGGCCACTTGGTACTTCTGATGTATTTAAGATTGAGGCAGTTTACAAAGGATCAAACACTGGAGTAAGTTCTTCAGATACAGATGTTACGACACACTTCGAACTTGATGACGGACAAAAAGACGCATTTTACGATACTGCATATTTGCGCAAGAAGGCAACTAGTAGTCTCAATATAACAAACTCAGGTTTGCTCGTCAAGTTCAGTTTCTTCGGACGCGATCGTTCTGCTGGTATTGGATATCTAAGTGTTGATTCATATCCAATCGACGACGCAAATACAGCGAACACAACTGCTATTACCACACAGGAAATACCACTATTCCGTTCTCCGACTACAGGTATTGTTAGGGACCTAAGAAACAGTGTTGATTTCAGACCAATCAAAACAAATAGTGTGACACCTTCTGCGAACGGTGTTGCAACGCAAACTCCAAGTATTACTAATCCTGCTGCTTCGACTGCGTTTAGCATCGACAGTGATGGCGCACATATGCCTACACCTGATGAGAACTTCCAAGCAGATATTCAGTTTTACTTGCCACGAAAAGATAGAATAGTAGTAACACCTGCAGGAAACTTTAATGTTGTGAAGGGTGTTCCTGATCTGTCACCTAAGACACCTGATGCGCCATTGCCATCAATGTCACTTGGGACATTATCAATTCCACCTTTCCCATCTCTTGCGCCATTCTTTGCTGAGCAGTATGCAAGAACAGATCTACAAGTTAAACTGGATCTAGATAACAACAGACGCTATACTATGCAAGACTTGCGTGCTGTTGATAGTCGTGTTAAGAGTTTGGAATACTATTCATCGTTGAATCTGTTAGAAAATCTAACACTGAACAAACAAGTGTTCAATGCTGCAGGTTCGGATCGATTTAAAAATGGATTCTTTGTAGATAACTTTGTTAATCTAAACTTTGCTGATACTTCAAGTCCAGCATTGAAAGCATCGATTGATATAAACAAAGGGCATCTACGACCAGGATTCCAGCAACGCACTGTACCAATTAGTAAAACATTAGTTGACACTGCTTCAATGGATACAGCAAATGTCACCAAAACAGGTGATATGATCACGCTTGCTTATACAAGCAGAGAACTTCAGAAACAACCATATGCATCTAAGCGTAGAAATTGTGTTCAAGAATTGTTGTTCAACTGGGAGGGTGAAGTTGTACTTGATCCACCTATGGACAATGACAATGATTTGACAACATTACCAGAGTTGCAAGTTGACTTTGATGGATTCTTCAACGGTGTGCTTGAGTCTCTACGAATTCAAGGAGCAAGTCCTGTTAGAACCACATTTGGTGGATGGGAAACAACAACCAGTGTAAATGCGAATAGAACACTTAGAACTACGACTAACAATAGAACTGTAACGACGTCTACTTTGGGTTCAGTTACTGAAACGATATCGTTAGGAAACTCAGTCGAGAGCGTATCGCTCCGTGAGTTTATGCGTTCACGTGTGATTCGTTTCACTGGCGTTAGAATGAGACCTAACACTAGAGTGTTTGCCTACTTTGATAAAGAAAAGGTATTTGATTATGTAACTCCAACAAACTCAAGTTTTGTTGCTACTGGTGTTGAAGGTGCAAACCTTGTAACTGATAGCACAGGTACAGTTTATGGAAACTTTAGAATACCAAATGATGATGATCTAAAATTTAGAGTTGGTACAAAGCGATTCTTACTACAAGATATTGACGATCCTATCACTAAAATTAATCTGATTACAACAGCAGCGCATGGTGACTTTACATCACAAGCACTTGATGTAACACAAAGAGATCGCAGTATTAATCTTCGTGTTCCTCAAGTTACAACAACTCAAACTACTCAAACAACTACATCAGTTACACCTATCCCAAGACCAAGACCTGCTAT